TTCTACGGGAAGAAATAAAAAAAAGGACTTATATTTCTATAAATCCCTTTTTTCGTGATGTGCATAGACTCCGTGTAAGAAACTATGTTTACAACCATTTTATTTATATATTTTTTTAAATATATTTCAACCATCATGAATAAAATTCTACTATATATTTTCAGAACCCTTGAATAAGGTCCTCAAAGTATTAAAAGGGGTTGCCTAATATTATTTTTTTTTTCCGATGGGGTTGCCCGCCTTCAAATCGGCAGAAAACAGCCAAATAATAGTCAATAAGGATTAATTATCCCATCAAAACCTTAGAAATCAGCCATTATTTAATTAATTTCACAAATATTGATTAATTTTTAAGATTTTTTTAAGATCTCATGAGATTTGCAGACTAAAAAATAAGCTACATAGCAACAACAAACAATAATAGATCTAATTTACCTTAGAATACAGCCATTAATCATGTTAACCGTTACATTCCCTTTTAGCTTCTTTTAAGTTAATCTGATCTCTTTTTATCTTCTTTTTGTTCTTTATTACCCTTTGATGATACTTTGATGTACTTAATGCCTTTGCCATAGGATTTCTTTGTAACTCCAAGCATCTGTAATAAACCAGACTTATCACTTCTCAAAGCTGACTTTGATCTCTCCACCATCTATTCCGCTTATTTCTAATTGATCTTTGTTACCATATACTCTTGGTGCTAGTTTGCTGGCTCTGAATGTTTGTAAGTTAATGTGATGGCGCATCATGTTGACGAAATCTCTGTTAGTTCTCCCCGCTTTGTTTTCATCTTTAGCTTCTTCAAGTGCTTTGGAAGATAGTTCTTCTGTTTCAGCCATCATCCATTCAATACCGTCTGCTTTAGCTTCAGTGTATCGTTTTCTTAGTTCAGGATCTTTCCCCAGCCATTGTCTAAAAGACTCCCACCAAACACCCTGATTTTTTAGTGCTTTTTTAATGCTGATGCCATGCGCTAAATCATTTAAGATCTTATCTATAAGTTCGTCTGATTTAATGCTTGGTCGTCCTTTTTGTTCCATTTATCGTCCATATGTTTACTACAATACCATGTTCTCATGTAATCATTACTGAATATGCCTATATCTCCACAGATAGTGCATTTTTGGTATTCTTGTTGTTCTTCCCGCGTTTTTTCAAAAAACCACATTCCATCAATGGACCGTTTTACTTTGCGTCTCGCCATTTAATGCTAGAAGCTGGTTAGAAAAGAGATTTGCTTCGTTTTCATTCGTAAATCCAATGATTTTAACAATAACAACAGGCTTTCCTTCATCTTCACTCCTCATTACTGTAAACTGTAAATTCTCTGGGTCGAAAAAAAGCATTTTTGAGTAATTCCTCCGTTTCAAACAGTCTAAGGTGTCGCTGGATTTTTAACCTATTGAATAAGTGTTTAATATAGTCTGGATTAGTGTCAGCATAATCTGATATTGTGTTTATTTCCCCGCTTTTCATCCAGTCTAGCGCTTCTCTTTGATCAAATCTGTTAGTATAGCTAGGTTCTGGGAACAGTCCCAAAGCATCTAATATAGCTTGGATTATCACTGACCTCCAAAGCATAACCTCTGGTGTCATAGTTTTCCCTGATTTTTAACGGAATTGTAGTGTTATTAGGTTTTTATCTTAGTTGTTAGTGATTTCATACCAGCACAAATAGAGAACATGCATTTTTTTTATAATATTGTTTGACATATAACAATGTTATAGTGTAAACGTTGTTTTATGATTTTAACTCAAATAAAACAAGGAGTAAAAATGTTAAAAAGAAATAGAAGTGGATTATTAAAAAGAACTACACCTAGACCTCTAACAAGAGGTTTAGGATTAAAAAATGACAAATAATTATTTAAAAAAACTTGGTAAAAGAAAAGCCAATACTCATGGCAGATGTGGAAGCAAAAAAGAAAAAAGATTAGCTTCTAAAGGTGTGAGAAAAGAAAATAAAAAAATTAATTTATATCAGGTGGCTCTTTAATAGAGCCGCCTATTTCTATTGCTATTTCCTTAAAAAATATTTAAAATAATAAAAAACCTTACTCTAGGTTATAAGAGAATATTATGGCACGACCAAAAAAATACGACATCAAAGGAGAACAGGTACAAAAACTAGCACAATATGGATGTACTAATATAGAAATAGCTGGTTATTTTGGCTGTGATGAAAGCCTTATTAGGAAAAGTTATTCCGAATATTTAACAAAAGGGAGAGCAGAACAAAAGTTAAGGCTTAGACAACTGCAATGGAAGTCAGCAGAAAAGGGCAATGTAGTTATGCAGATATGGTTAGGCAAACAAATGCTAGGGCAATCCGAAACACCAATAACAGAAGATAATGAGCCTTTAGCTTGGTCTATTGAATAGTGCCATTATCTGATCCTCAAAGACAAGTAATACTCTGTAATAAACGATTTAGAATACTATTTGCTGGTAGAAGATTTGGTAAGACATTTGTTGCTATCCAAGAATTAGCTAAATTTGCTAGATTCCCTAATCAAAAGGTTTGGTACATATCACCAAGCTATCGTCAAAGTAAGAATATCTGCTGGACTATGCTCAAAGAACAAATGATTAATCACAGGTGGGTTAAGAAAATTAATGAAGCAGATTTATCTATTATTCTTAAAAACAACTCTATTATCCAGCTTAAAGGTGCTGATAATTTTTCTTCACTTCGTGGTGTTGGCTTAAATCTAGTAATCATGGATGAATTTCAAGATATAAATCCTAGTGCTTGGTTTGAAGTTATACGACCAACTTTATCTGATACATTAGGTCATGCTTTATTTACAGGAACACCTAAAGGCTATAATTGGGCTTACGATTTATACACTAAACAAAACAAAGAATGGCAAGGCTTTAAATTTACGACATTAGATGGAGGTCAAGTAACAGAAGAAGAAATAGAACAGGCTAAAGACGACCTAGACGAAAGAACTTTCCAACAAGAATATTTGGCAACATTTGTAAATTATTCAGGAGTTATTTATTATAATTTTGATAGAAATTTACATATTATAGATAACCATGAGGTCGTTAATGCTACAATTCATATTGGTATGGACTTTAATATTGATCCTATGGTATGTGTTTTAGCACAGAAAAGGGATAATGATTTAATAATTTTTGATGAAATACAAATATGGAGTTCTAATACAAGTGAAATGATTGATGAAATTAAAAGAAGATACAATAAATTTAATATAGTTGTTTATCCTGATCCAGCCGCAAGACAAAGAAAAACATCTGCTGGTGGTTTTACTGATTTAGCTTTGTTACGAAATGCTGGGTTTGAAGTGAGAGCAAGATCAACACATCCTTTAGTCAGAGATAGAATTAATGCAGTAAATTCTAAATTGAAAAATACGAATGGAGTGTCAAGCCTTTTCATTATAAAATCTTGTAAAAATGTAATTAAAAGTTTAGAAAGACAAGTGTACAAAGAGGGAACTCATGTACCAGATAAAGATAGCGGTCATGATCATATGAATGATGCTTTAGGTTATATGGTAGAATATATGTTTCCCCTTCGTAGAGAGTTTAAACCAAGCAAACCTACTAGGTGGAGTTAATGGCAGAGTACGACAGAGAATATTTAATTTCAAAACATCAAGACTATAAGGATAGCCTTCATAATTGGAATTTCCATTATCGTTCTTATCTTGGTGGTGATGATTTTTCTCTTGGTAATTTTTTAAACAGATACATACTAGAAACAGATGAAGAATATTTAAAAAGATTAGACTTTACACCTTTAGATAATCATTGCCGAAATGTAGTACAAATTTATTCAAGTTTTTTATTTCGTGTTCCTCCTACGAGAGATTATGGCTCTATGAGTGGTGATCCACAATTAGAGTCATTTCTCAAAGATAGTGATTTAGATGGTAGGTCTTTCCAGAATGTAATTAAAGAAATGCAAACTCAGGCTTCTATTTATGGTCATTGTTGGGGAATTATAGATAAGCCAAACATTATTACCAAAACAAGAGCCGAAGAATTACAACAAGACATACGACCTTATATGTCTATCTATTCACCAGAGAATGTGACGAATTGGAAATACGAAAGATTAGCTA